CATTAAATAGCGACAATTTCCATCTAATGTAAAACCGTAATAATCATCATAATTAACATATTCAACGTTAATACCAGTTACAAGGACATTTTTAATTTGTTTCCTTGAATTTGAACGTTTTCTAGGAATAATAGTAGGTATTTCTTCAACACCTTCTCCATTTATATTAGTTCTATAAGCAAAACCATATTTTTTAACGCCTTTATATGTCCAACTAGTTTTTTTTATACTTTTATAACACGAAAATCCCAAACTACGAGCAAGAAATATTACATCATCCATCAATAGTTCATTTTTTTGTCTAAATTCAAAACCACACGCGTCATTTCCCAAGTGTCCATCGCTATCAATTAATCCAGCAAGAAGTTTTAATCTGTTCTCTCTTGAATTACATTTATAAATCATTGGGATGTGTTTATTATTAACCATATTCAATTCCTTCAGCGTATTTAAAAATTTATTATTCCCAACTTTTCCATTTCCAGATATACCATAATCATAATTACTTCTAAAATTTAGCGTCAACCCATATTCTTTTAAATTTATATTAAAATATTTCAAAACGCTAGAGTCTTGACTAGTAATTACTGCATCTCTTTTTGAATCATCTCCTAGCCAATAACCAATCATATAAGGATCAATCGGAAGAGATTTTTCTTCAAAGTCAACTGGTGCCTTGTATCCTTTCAAAAACGCCTTATATTTTTTAGACAATTTCAAGTAATCCTTTACAGAAATTTCAAAAACATTATCACAAGTATTTTCATTTTTTTTGATTTCTTCAAAAAATAAAGTTGCACATTCTTCCGTCTTTTTTCTTGAATCTTCATCATTTTTATTATATGAAAAATTTCGTGTTTTGAACTGATTATTTTCAAGCCATTGAACGTTGAAATTAAAGTGAGAATTATAATGATTATGACATAATTTTGGAAATCCGGACGCCTTTAAACACAATATATGTTCTTCATTTACAGTGTACTTATCACCTTTTACAGGTATAATGTTATACATTTTATCTTGCCCCCTTGCTAAAGAAGTGACTGTTCTTGGCGTTGAATCATCACCCATAAGTAAATCTCCAATTTGTATATCTTGAACCATTTTAATAGAACCATCATACATAATAATAGGTGTATTTATTGCGTGACATTTTCCACTTCCTAATTCACCATACAATAGCAAACTATTATAAGGAGTTTGAAATGATAAAAAATTGCGTACAAAGGTTTGATTAGGAGAGAGCTCAAAATCGGCATTAGCTAATTCTTCTGCTCGTGCCTTAACATCTTCATAAACTTTTCCATCAAATTTATTATCTGCAAATTCAGATTTTTCTGCAATTTTAATATTAAATAATGGGTCATTTAAATTTGGATACAAATATGGGTCGGCTTCAGGCTCTTGGGAAAGTTCTTGCCTCTCTAAAAATTCTTGTCTTAATAAAAAATTATTGCATTCTGTATTAGAATTATAAAGGTTGCCTATTTTTTCACAATTATTATGAATGAGTGCATCTTTCACAAGTTCAGCATCAGCGTTATCATCTATGATTCGTAATTTTTTTTTCTGAGATTTTATTGGATTTAACATACTATATTATACTTATATTATAGTATGATTTATTTATTATAAATTTAATAAAATCTATAATCTTTTAAAATCTTATCAATGTTGCTTATTATTTTTTTCTTCTCTAAATGATATGGTCTAATTGCCTCTAAACATTCATCGGCCGTTTTCCATTCTAATTTACTAACTTCTGTTTTTTGAAAATTATTCAATGAATCAATTGTTTCATTCATATAAGCCAAAAAATATTTATGTTTATAAGATTTATGATTTGAACCAATGAATATTTCTTCAAATGGTAACAAATTATCAACAATGACAATACTTTTCTTTGAATGTCCGGTTTCTTCCTCAAACTCTCTAAGAGCACATTCAATATCTTTTTCTTGAAAATTCCGTCGTCCTTTTGGAAATTCCCATTCAGTTTCAGACCATTGTGTATTACTATTTTTAACAATATCTTCCAATGTAATTTTATTATCATTTATATAAATTCCATTTTTAATGAGGTCAAATTTTTTAGAAGATATAGATTCTTCATTACGATATTGAACGTTACTATTTTCACCCCATAATAACTTCCATAATTTATCAAATGGTTCTGTTAATATATTTTCCTTCTCTTTAAGTGACATCTCATCAATACATTTTTGAAGTTGTGAAGTATTGTGACATAAATATTTGCCTCTTATAAAATCAATAAATCCAAAACTATCCTTGCGACGAATCATTAAATATTGTAGACCTTTGCTACTTGTTCTAAATAATATAATACCATAACTAGTAATAGGCAATTTGCATTGATGAAATAAATGGCCGGTTTTGCCACAATTATTACACATATTATTATTTTTATTCATATGAACTTATTTATTATATAAAAAAATGTTTAAATTATAATTTGTATTTTATACTTCAAATTGTTGCGTTGGGAAAAGTTAAAATTATATTATTAAAATATACAAATAATGAAATATTAAGTAATGCCAAAATTTAATTTGGATTCAAGTGTCTGGGGACCACACTATTGGTTTTTTTTACATACTGTAGCAATGACTTATCCTCATCGTCCAAATACAATGACAAAGAAAAAATATTATGACTTCATTCAAAATATACCAATGTTTATTCCTATAGAAAGCATGGCGAGTAATTTTAGTAAACTATTAGATAATTATCCGGTATCTCCATATTTAGATTCACGTGATGCATTTATTAGGTGGATGCATTTTATACATAATAAAATAAACGAGAAGTTAGAGAAACCAAAAATAACTTTAGAAAAATTTTATGCGGATTATTATGAATCTTATAAGCCAAAAGATGTAAAAATGCGCGAATATTATAAATTTAGAGCAAAGTTGATTTATTTATTCATTGTATTGTGTATTATTTTTGGTATTTATTACTTTTATAATAAATAATATAATAATTATATAGGATGAAAACTAAAAAAAATAAAATAAAAAAATTAGGAGGACGTGCAATAGAATCAGGAGGTTATGGATGTGTATTTAAACCCGCGTTAAAATGTAAAGATGAAGAACGTGAACCTAATCAAATTAGCAAGCTTATGTTAAAAAGAAATGCAAAAACAGAGTACGATGATATTGTTAAATTCTTACCATATTTAAAAAAAATACCGGATTATGAAAAATATTTTTTAGTGTATGATATAACAACCTGTAAACCAGGTAGATTAGATGAAGAAGACCTTGAAGGTTTTGACGAAAAATGCAGTTCACTTACAAAAAGAAAAATTAAAAAAGACACTGTAAATGAAGAGGAAAATTTAAGAACTCTATCCATTGTAAATATGCCATATGGTGGTGTAGATGTTGGTAGAGTTATTGAACAGGTTTTTTCAAAAGATAGAATAGATTATGCAAAATTAATTGAACTTAACAATAAACTTCTTGAACTTTTAAAAAATGGAATTCTTCCAATGAATCAAAAACAACATATATACCATTGTGATTTAAAAGATTCCAATATTATAGTTGATCAGGAAATGAATACAAGACTTATAGACTGGGGATTGTCGTGTAAATATGATGACGAATCTACTGTTCCTGATATTTTAAAAAGACGTCCGTTTCAATATAATGTTCCATTCTCAAATGTACTTTTTAATAATATGTTTGAAGATTCATATAAAGAATTTCTAACTAAAAATAATGCACCAACATATTTTGAGACTCGTGAATTTGTTGTTAATTATGTTTTTAAATGGATAGATGAGAGAGGACCAGGTCATTTAAAATCAATAAATAGTATTATAAAATTTTTATTTGAAAATGATATTAGTAATATTGATGAAGAGTTCAAAGATCAGTTAATTGAATTTAGTTATACATTTCATTTTATTTTTGATTACATAACAAAAATATTAATGAAATTCACACGCAATGGTGAATTTGATAAAATAAGTTATTTAAAAATACTATTGAATAACATTGATGTATGGGGGTTTACGATATCTTATATTTCTATAGTTGAAATGTTTCACGGACGTGGTAATATAAGTGGAGTTCAACAGGAAATAATAGATAGAATTAAAAGTGCAATTGTTCTTTTGTATGAATCTTCAGACCACGAAATAAATACAGAAAAATTAATAAATATTCTTGAAGGTTTAAATCCCCTTTTCACCAAGGCGTTAAATGAACAACCCAAAACATATTATAAATTATTTGGGGAGAGAAGAACGACAAATCCGAAAACAGAAAAGACTGATGGTTCTAAAGCTAAAGGGCTAAAAAAAAGAACAAGAAAGCGAACAAGAAAATTAAAGAAAAATTCACTTATTCGTTCTTTATATAGGAAATGAATTATCCATTATAGATTTAATATTCAATAATATATAATAATGAAGTTAGAGTTATTTATTATTGGCATCACTGTATTTTTAATATATAATGCTTATCATGGAGGAAAATATACAAAGATGTATACTCATTATAAAAAATATATCCAAATGGCATTTTATGGAATAGTCGGTATATCATTATACTTATTAATAAAACGAAGTCCGGAAAAATGTAAATCTATGCTTTTACACGCAAATAATATGGTAAAATATATGCCTATAGATAAATCATCACTTGATATGCTTAGTCCAATTATAGATTTTACTGGATCTGCTTCTGCTTCTGCTTCTGGCTTACAACCTAATGAAGGAGGTTTTATGCAAGGTTTAAATCAAGACTCTTGTGGAGGTTCAAATTATGAAAAAAGACTTCTCACATCTGGAACAAAAAGTACAAAACGTTCAGTAAGTGAAACTAAGAAAAAATATGTAGCTTCAATGCAAAATTGGAAATGTGGTCATTGTCAAAAACAACTAACAGCTTGGTTTGAGGTAGACCATAAAATGAGACTTGAATACGGCGGAACTAACCAAGTTGATAATTTAGTTGCATTGTGTAGAGAATGTCACGGTGAAAAAACCGCATTTGAAAATATGTAAAATATCTAGACGATTTTTTCAGAAGAATATTGTATTATAATATTATATGAGTAAAACACCAAATGAAAGTTATAAAGATAATTTGAAAGAAAATACAACAAAATCATATATTGAATCAGTAAAAAAATTTTCATCAAATAATGATAATGTTAATTATTTAATTTCAACTGCAATATCTGTTATACTTTTTATTATGATGCTTATAGTAGTTTACACATCTAAAAATAATAGTAATGATCCCATAATTGCTATTGTATTGGTTTTAATAGTTTCATTTTTAATAATTTATTTTTTATTTTATAATTATGTTTCAGAGTTTTTAAAATCAGCACAAAAATTAAAGAATGTTTCAATTATAACTATTTATATTTTGTGTTTGGTATTCTTATTTACAGTTTTATCAAAAGAATACAGCGATCAATATGCACATATAATTTTGCCAATTATATTATCAATTGGATTTTATTTGTTTTATAATGCATTTTCTGTTAATATTGATTTAGAAAAAAGTAAAGATGATTATAGTATTGATTTCATAAGAATAAATTATGTTTTGATTTTTCTACTTTTGTTTATTTTTATGGTTATTATGTATGCTGCTAACCCAGGTGGATATATTACTAGTTTTGCTTGGATAGAGTTAATGGTTATTTTTACATTAACTATAGTTACGATAATGTATATTCGTGATGTGATGAAAACCAAGTCTGATAAGGACACAAGTCAAACAAACCCAAGAGAATCTGGGTTTCTGTATAATCTTTTAAGAATTCTTTCAGGTGTAGTTTATACAGGAATTGTTGTTGCAGTAATTGCAATGTATGTACAACATCCGTCAGACCCAGTTTCTATTACTTGTTTAGTTCTTACATCAATTACAACATTTTCTATTTTGGGGTTTTTATTTTACAAAAATTTTATTAAATACAAGGACCCATCCAATGCTCCACCGGTAGAGAAATCTTCTGGTATGAAGATTCTTGGAATTGCAAATATTTTTACAATCATTTCAACTATCTATCTTTTTGTATCATCAATAGCCTTTATAATACCATTAGTTTTTCCAATATTGTTAACAGATAATTTTATAACTGATAAAAATGTTAAAAGTTCATTTGTATTTATTTTATTGATTTTGTTTTTTATTTTTTGGCTTATTTCATTTATTAAAAGTTTATTTTTTAATATAAAAACAGACCCAAACGCGATAAAGGAAATTCAAGAAAGTTTAACATATTACAACAAATCTCTTCAAATGATATTTATTGTTCTTATGGCAATTACTGCAATATTTACATTGCTTTATCTAATTGTATCATTTTATCAAAATATTATGTCAACATCAACTATTGGCATTGGATTATTATATTTATTTATTTTCATTATAGTTTCTATTCTAATTTATAAATTAGTAACCAAGTCCGAAGTTTACAAGGAAAGTCCATTATTTCAATTGGTATTTAATTCATTTTTTTATATTCCTTGTATTATTGTTGCATTTTTTGACAGGATTATGCATAATATTCCAAAGGGTACGTCTAGTACTGCATCTGGTACCACAAGTGTTGCTTCTAGTATAACATCCGGTGTAACATCCGGAATATCTTCTATTAAAAAAAGTGCTTCTGAACCAACTCCATTGTCGTATTATATAGTTTTGATAATTAGTGTATTGCTCTTTATTGTTTATTTTACATACCCATATTTTACCAAAAGATTCTCTCAACAAGGGGGTATGATATTAGTAAATCGTCCAATCCAAATCAAAAATATAACCAGTCTTGCATCATATGAACAGTTAAATAACAGTAATGATACATTTAAATATCAATACGGTCTTTCCTTTTGGGTATATATAGATAGTGCAAGTCCTAGCACGAATAAATCATATGAAACATATGCAACAATATTAGATTATGGAGGTAAACCCAGAGTTTCTTATAATGCATCATTGAATACGTTAAGAATAACAATGAATATATCAGATTCTTCAACAAGTGAAGAAGATATTTCTAGTAGATTTACTAAACGAGACCTTGATGGTGATGGCAATATTATTATATATGAAAAACGTGATGTTTTATTACAGAAATGGAATAATATTATTTTTAATTATAGTGGTGGAACACTTGATGTATTTTATAATGGCGAGTTAGCTAAATCTAGCATTGGAATAATTCCTTATATGAATTATGATAATTTAGTTGTTGGGCAAGATGAAGGACTCTATGGGCAAATATGTAATGTGAACTACTTTAAGGATTCATTGAATATTTTTCAAATAAATTATTTATATAAATCTGTAAAGGATTATACACCTCCAGTATTAATGTCAGATGACACAATTCTAAATTTAGATTCTAGCGTTGGAACTGGAAATATATTAGGTGAATCAGCGATAATGACAGATTTGCCTAATTCTGCGACAGATACTAGCGGCGATGAAAAGACAGAAAATGATTTAGGTGAGTTGCTTCATACAGATAATGCTGAAACAGGATACTTGTCATTAAAATGGTATTTTAATGCAAACGGCGATAAATATAATTAATTAATTTTTATAATCTATTTAGAACAAATAAATGATAGAATTTTAGAAAAATTCTATTATTATATTATATTATGAATATTGGGAGTGTACTACTTATTGTATGCATAATTATATTATTATATATAGCAGTAAGATATATAGTAAATGATGTTAATACCTTAACTGGAGTTACTAGTGCTACAACTATGCAAACTATTGAAGCATCTAGTCTTGCAAGTGATACTACAGGAACAAATCAAAGTAACTTTGCATATTCTATTTGGTTTAATATTGATGACTGGAATTATAGATATGGAGAACCTAAGGTCATATTTGGACGTATGGCTGCAGCGACTGCTGTTGAAACTGGGACAGCAACCGGAGTTAGTGGATTAGACCCTTGCCCTTTGGTTGCTTTAGGACCTATTCAAAATAATATTAATATATCTTTGGCTGTTTTTCCTGGTTCTGATGCAACAGATCCTACATCTGATGACATTAAAACCCCAACTGGTGCAATAATACATACTTGCAATGTATCAAATATTCCTATTCAAAAATGGGTTAATTTATTAATCAGTGTTTACGGAAGAACATTAGATGTTTATATTGATGGTAAATTAGTAAAAACTTGTGTATTACCAGGAACTGCCAAAATTAATCAAGACGCAAACGTATATGTTACACCTAAGGGTGGGTTTGCTGGATGGACTGCAAAATTCCAATATTATCCTTATGCTATGGATCCTCAAGGAGCTTGGGATATTTATAAAAAGGGATATGGTGAAGGCTGGTTGTCTAGCATATTTGGTAAATATCAAGTTAAAGTATCATTTTTGGAAAATGGAACTGAAAGTAACAGTTTCACAATTTAACCAATAACCTTTTCTTATAATATATATATATGTTTAATTCACAAAATAATACAGCAGGAATGTTTGGTTCACCAAATAATTCAAGAGGAATGTTCGGTTCATCAAATAATTCAGGGGGGACATTCGGATCATCTAGAAATGCAAGTGGTTTTAGTTCTGGAACAAGTGGAAGCGGGGGATTTAGCGATTTTATGAACTCTAATAGTTTAGTTGCAAAGATATCTTTTCTTTTATTAGCAATATTCATGTTTGTTATAATATTACAATTTTCTATAACATTTATAGTTTGGTTAGGAACACCATCTGGTTCACCACATTTAATTGATGGTATGGTTGATGCAAAGCAAATGATGGTCATACCTCAAGACCCTAATTCAGAAGGTGCAAAAACCGTAATTCGCTCTACAAATACACCTGATGGCATTGAATTTACCTGGTCTGTTTGGATTTTTATTGACGATTTAACATATAATGCCGGAAAATATCGTCATATTTTCCACAAGGGTAATAATGATTTCACCAATTCTGAAGAACTCGGTTTAAATTTCCCAAATAATGCACCTGGTTTATATCTTTCCCCACATTCTAATGAACTTACGGTTGTAATGAATACCTTTGACGTTATAAACCAAGAAATTAAGATACCTGATATTCCATTAAATAAATGGGTAAACGTAATGATTCGTTGTAAAAATACAACTTTAGATATTTATATAAATGGAACAATTACAAAAAGCACTAAATTAATTGGAGTTCCTAAACAGAATTATGGTGATGTTTATGTTGGAGCAAATGGAGGATTTTCTGGATATATTTCAAATTTATGGTATTATAATTATGCTTTAGGGACAAATCAAATTCAAAAAATCGTTAAAAAGGGACCAAACAGAAAAATGACAGGAACTGATTCATTGAACTCTGATAATTCAAGTTATTTGTCTCTAAGATGGTTCTTTTATGGTGGACAATAATTTATTTTCCAATTATAGTTTATATGGAGCAAAGTAAAATGATTATGATAGGAGTAATTATACTCTTTTTAATTCTTATTATACGAAACATTACAGTTGTTACTGCCAAGCCAGTTCAAACTACAGAAACTACTACAGTTGTTTATAAAAATCCGGGATATAAAAACAATTATTATGTAGCACCTCCACCACCTCATTATAATTCTTACAAGGCGCAATATTACAATTAAAGATTTATTGACATATATTTTATGAATGATTAATATATGTCAAATAACGGTTACAATTATTTACCTCAACCACCAAGAGCATGGAATCGTTTTGAAAACCCTTGTGCATATTTAAATAGTTTTGTTTCTACTGATCCTCAAAAGAAAATCTATGTGCCTTTTTTTGGACAAACAATGACTGTAGCAGAATTAGCATATCGGTATGAATTATATAAAAAAGGTAATATTCTTCAATACAAAGCAAATAGTTCTAATTTAACAAAACAGCAGAGATATTCACAGATTGCTCGTGGAATGTGGACAAATAGAACTACCACTTGGGCTAGTCAATCTGAAACGTATAGCAATCCTAACACACAGAGTTTAAAACGTGTTAACTATGGAACAACATCTCTTACTGGCGGTGCTAATGCTACTTTATGTCCATCTGTTCCTCCAACTCCACTACCTGGTGTATTGCCTGTAACAGAAGACCCGAATCCTGCGAATCAACCTCCAATTATTCCACCTCCTCCTCCTGAAACTGGTGGTGCTATTGTAATGCCTCCATATGTGCCCCCTCCCGAACCTACTCCTACTGTTGCAATTCCTGATGGTGGTAGTCTTATTTGTAGTCTTGTTGAGGATTTATGTAGTGGAAAAACAAAGAATCTTACTGGTATAGTAGAATGTTCATCAACAACTACATCTGATGTTCCAGGTCAACCTCAAATATTATGTTTTAATGAAGGGTTACCTACATATTATCCTCGTGAACATTTGAATTATGGAACATCTGGTGATAAATGGCCGGTAAACTATAAATTATTTGTTACTGCAGTCAAACCTAATACACCTGTATTATCAATAGCAGATTCAACAACCACTGTAGATAATAATGCAACTGTAGTACTATCTTGGGAATTTATTTATTGTGATAATGTTCCTATTACAAGTTTTATTTTATTTCAAAATGGTGTTATTGTTAAAGAAATAAGTTATGAGTTAAGGCGCACTTCAGTAACGAATTTACCACTTAATACAAAATTTGAGTTTTATTTAATAGCACATAGTAGTGCTTATGATTCTGAACCATCTAATGTTGTTTCTATAACAACAGGAACAGAACCTAGTCCAGGACCAACTCCTAATCCTAATCCTAGTCCAACTCCTGGACCAACACCAACACCAACTCCTGGACCAACACCAACACCAACTCCTGGACCAACACCTACACCAACTCCTGGACCAACACCAACGCCAACACCAACACCAACACCAACTCCAACACCAACGCCAACACCAACTCCAACACCTACACCAGGACCAACACCTACACCAACACCAACACCTACACCAGGACCAACACCAACAACTAATACTTGGAAACAAGTAAATTATATTGGATTTATTTTTTCTGATGCAACTACATTATCAAGTTATATAGATACTGCTCACAAAAATGGTATAACTCATATAAACTTGGAGTTTATTTTATTAGGAGCTTTATATTCAGACAGCATTGTTTGGGATACTTTAACTCTAGCTGATACTGTTTCGGCTTGGATTAAGTTAACTCAAGACGAAAAAACAGATATTAAATCAATATTAAGTAATTATGGAATGAAATTAATGGCTAGTTTTGGAGGGGCCACAAGTTTTAATAATGGTTCTTCTCAAGATTTTTCTTATGTATGGACTTATTCTGGGTCAAAATATTATGTATCACCAAGTGAGGGTTATGCTGATTTACAGTCAAGTGCAGATGCTTTAGCATCTGATTTAGTAGTATTAATTTCTGATAATAATTTAGATGGTATTGATTTAGATATTGAATATATTCCTGATTCTAATTCTTATGATTCCAGTTATAATGACATATCAAATTATTTGGGATATTTATCCCAATGTATAAAAAAGTATAATGATCAATTAATTGTTAGTCATGCACCACAACCTCCTTATTGGAATTCATATAGTTGGCCAAATCTTTATAAAACTGTGGAAAAAAGCTTTGGAAAATATATTGACTTTTACAATTGGCAATATTATAATCAAGGAGATTATTATACAACTGAAACATCAATATTTGTCAATGATAATAATGAAAGTCCAGGTTTTGGTGCATCAGTTTTACAAATATACAGTGATAGTTCAGATAA